GGTGGAGCTAAATGCTCTACTCACACCGAGGTGCTTTCAAGCGAATGGCCGACCCCCGACGGGCCTAACCATACTCACCCCCGATCGTCCTACCTGGCTGGTACCAGGTCCCTCGACGACCCTACTCCTAATTCCGTCACCTGATTGTGTGGGTACCCGGTTACGAACACTCCTGTTCGCAACGTCAACTGGCTCTCTAGGCACTAGCAGAGAGAGCTCCCAACCCGCATCGTCTCGCGACGACCGGCCTTTGACCGACTTCCATCCGAACCTTTCTCCCTAAAGCGGTTGCCCCTTCCTTACTCAAGGATAGGTTTAGCGACGCTAGGTTGCCGTCTCAAACAGCAGAGCCGTAGCATCTCCCTAAGCGGAGCAGAGACGCCAGTGGATACTTGCATAAGGTAGTCACGGTTCAACTGGCCACAATCAGTTCACCTTCACTAGGTATCAGGCCACGATCGGCCAGAAACGATGGGAACCCACGGGAACTCATCCATCGACGTCCAGCGGAACAGAAATAAATCCCTGATCCCACTCCGATCTAAAGCGATCGAAGTCGTCGATGCCCTTCATTTCTTCCTCCGAAATCCAACTCGCCGGAACGAGAAAGAAATCGGGCGCTTTTACTCCCGCAGCGCTTAAGCGGGTTCTGTTTGTCCCGACGTAGGACAAACGAGAACGTAACGGAACCTTCCGATACGAGTATGTCCGACGTACACTCCCGCAGGACGGAGAGTATACGTCTCTCTTCAAACCTCCCATCCTCCCGTGTCTCCAAAAGGCAGCTCGTAAAGCTTCTGCCTCCACGGGTGTAGGGTCGCGTCCGACGACCCTAACCAACTCCTCAGGGAACGAGCACTTTGAGAGTGGTTCCGGAAGCGGCGTATAGTTCCTATACGTCCTGAGGCCCTGCTCTCTTAAATGAGCAGGGTAGCCGTAATGGCCAAGTTGGGATGGAAGGAAACCCCATCTCCTACCGATTCGACACCTTTGAAAGGCGTCGACCATCCCCTGGGAAACACGCACGGCATCAGCCATGTGTACCATACCAGGGAAATCGGCAGGAGCACCTCCTCTCCTAAGATGGCGCACCTCGCGCCACCTCCCCCCCCTAAACAGGAAACACGTAGAGTTGATCTCTACGACATTCCTGGCCCGAATCGTCTTATCATCGTTGAGCCGGTACCCAGAAGGGTAGTCCTGCACGGTGATATCCCGCTTGGCCGAGATGACACAGTCATCTCCGTTAACGAGAAAACGGGCATCTGGGTCAAACCGCGCCGCCCAGGAGGCGGCGCAGTAAGACTGCAGACAAAGGAGGGGAAAGGAAAGGTAGGCTCCCATCATCTGTCCGTGACGGACCTGATGAGTGTTGCCCTCGTAACCGACAAATGTCGGCCTATAAGACATCTTCGCTAGCGATCGAAGATGACGAGGTATCTTCACCGAAGTGAAGAAAGCAACATCCAACAGGGCATCAGCCACATCGTGACTGAGGCCGTCAGTTGCCGCTACCAGATCGACCGAGGTCTGGCAGTCGTTAACACAGACAGATGTCATCCTTTTCTCGGTCGGAGGACCGCAAAGAAGCCAATCCTTCTTGCACATGTAGGAGTACATAGTGCTATGAAGTGGACCAAGCAAGTCAACATTCTCATCGTAAATGAGAAGGGGTCGGCACTTGCCGGCTGACATGACTTCTTTGTACCTTGCGCTGAAACCCGTGATACCCCTATCACGGTCAGACGTAGTCAAGGTAAGAAATTCTTCTCTCCTTCCGGACCACAAGACGTCAGCAGACGTCCTGCAAGCGCGGGCGGAAGGGTTAGCGACAAAACGACCGACGAAGTCATGATATCGCTTATCCCAACCGGGAGAGAAGACCTGAGTAGCAACACGCCGGACGTGTGCAAGATACTCAGGGGACGAGGGAGGGGGTTGAGAGAGTGCGTTGGCTTCCCACTGCCTTCGCACTGACGGAGTGTGGCGAATACAACCCGATGGCAGGTTGCGTTTAATTGACGAGCAGGAATGAGCAAGAGCCCATCTCTCGTCGCGCCGCAGTCTCTGCAGGTTACAGAGACCGTCCTCCCCTAAACGCTGGCGTCTAGGGAAGACTACAGAGGCCCGCTCCTTGCCCTGTAGTAGAAGAAATGAAAGGAAACGAGAAAGTTCACCAGGATTGCAGTCCGGCAGCTCAGAGTACGGAAGACCGTACCTGACCCGAAGCAACAGCAACCCATTGTGGATCGTTTCCTTGGTGAGTCGAGCGCTCAGAGAGCACTTGACACACCGCTTAACCGGTGAACCGCTGGCGGAATTATCACCGGAGCGCGTAACGTGCGCCACGCGGCTACTGCTGCGCTGGAAGGCGGACTTACGCAGAGTTGGAACAGGCGAAGAAGCCATAGATTCCAACGAGAGCATTTAGC